ATTCCTTTTGGAACAGGAGTTCGCCCATCTCCTCGCGGAGCGACTGAATCTCCTGTTTGGTGTAGTTCTCCTTCCACGAAGGTTCGCCGCTGCGGTCGAGGGCATTGACAACGGTGTGGTAGAAATGCGGTTTTTCGGCAATCTCGCTGAGAACCGACTTTTGCCCGATACGGTTGCCCACGAGCACGAACCTACCGCGACCCATAGCCATAGTGCCGAGAAGGGCGGACATACACCACTTGACAGCCTCGTCGACACGTCGGGGATTGCGCACCATTTCGTCGTCGTCGATGTCGTCGATGGAGATATAGTTGACACGGATGCCCTTCTTTTTGATACCGCGCGGAGACTGCCCACGGCCGAGAGCCACGAACATAGAGCCGTCGCCGGTTACGAACTCGCCATCGGTCCAAAGACCGTTGGTTTTCTGCTGCCCGAAGTCGTGGATGTATAGTTCGTTGGCTTCGAGTTCCGCCTGTATATCCGACAAGAGGCGTTTGGCTGCGTCGTTGCTTTTGGAAACGAGAACCATAACGATGGGTTCGGTGGCAGGAGATTGGATTTTGAGCCACAATGGAATCATCAGCGAGAGGTGGCTTGATTTGGCGTGGCCACGAGCCCACTCGAACACCGCACGAGCGCGGGGGTTGGATTTGAGGTATTTGGCAGCGTCGATTTGGAACTTGCCGCATTTGGACTTGGCGAGGTGCGGGAAATAGGTTGAGACAAAAAAGGCGTAGTCTTTCCGTGCCTTTTCGATACGCGCCTTGGTGTCGGTGTCGGCAAAGGATTGGTCTTTGGATGCGGCGGTAACGCTCTGCAAGTATTGGAGATGCTCGTAGTACTTTTCTAATGCCTTTTTGTCGGTGGTGGTGTTCATAGTGGCTATTGATTTAGGGGGCGGATGGAATCCGCCGGAACGGACAGACACATATTGTAATTATGTAGGGCGGATGGTGGCCGCCGGAACGGACAGACTGTTAGGAGTTGATGGTGAGGTCTTCGATGTATTTTTGGTGGTAGTCGGTTATGAACTTGACCTTTTCGGGGGTGAGGTTGTCGTCGTACTGACGGCGGTTAATCAGCCAACGGTCGAGGGCAATGATAACGTCGATGATGGTGGCGCGGGTGACACTGCGGTTGATACGCTCAGCCGAAGCCATAATCTTGACAAGGTTGTCGGAACATTGCGAGATTGACTTAATGTCTACGTCGGGCTTGGTCATAAGGTCGACAATCTTTTCGGACATACGTTTGGCGGCAGCCATCAAGGAGTTGGCGAGCGACTGAGTGGAAGTGTTTTGGTCGTCGCGCTGTTGCAGCCAGTTTTCTTTCTGCGCCCATTTGCTTATTGTGGTCTCCGATATGCCTGTGGTAACGGCAATGGACTTTTGGGTTTCGCCTGACATAAAAAGACGGTAGGCGTAGCCCTTGCGGAGTTCTATCTCTGATTTGGTCATACTGTTTTTGTGTTGGTTTTATGATGCAAAATTGTAATGTAAGAGCCGACTGTAAAAATTGACTGTAATTGGTTTACACACAATTTTTTTAGGCAGAGAGCACCGTGTATGTTTGCAGCAGAAAAACAATAATCCATAATGCGTAATTCATAATTAAGAACTGAAAATTACAGACCTATGATATTCATACTTTGCGATTCAGAAACAATCAACAGTTACGGATTCAGAACCGACGTAAGAGGCATCGACCTTAGCCGTTTTGAAAAGAACCCCGTGATGCTGTACAACCACGACCCTTTGAAGGTGATAGGCAAATGGGAAGACGTGCAGGTGGTGGAGGCGTTGACCGGGCACACTGTACTGACAGCCACACCAGTATTCGACAAAGACGACCCGTTTGCCGCCGAGATAGCCCGAAAGGTAGAAGACGGATTTATCAAAGGATGCTCGATGGGAATGATGGTGGTGGAGATGAGCCGCAGCAAAGGCATAGACACCGCCTCTAAGACAATCCTATTGGAAGCCTCGATTGTGAGCATACCCGCCGACGAAAACGCGCTTGTGGTATACGCCGACAAAGACCGAAAACAGAAACTCAGTATAAACGAATTTAACAAACTCTATTACAGTATGGAAAACACAGAACCCACACAGGCGGAGATAATGCTCTCCGACAAGAACATTGAGTTGCAAGCCAAGATCGACGAGCAATCCGAGACCATTGCAAACCTCACCGCAACCGTAGACACACTAAAACGCGACATCGCCGAACGCGAATACCACGACGCCGAGTTGGCAGTGGACGAGTACGTAAAGAAAGGCGTGCTGAAAGAGAACGTGAAGAGCATAGCCCTCGCCTTCTACTTGCAGAACCCCGAAGATGCCGAAACGCTATTTTCGAGCCTTGTTCCCGACGAGAGGGAAGAGGTGAGCCTTTCGGCTATGATTCAGAAACCTGCGGCATCAGCCACTTGGGACGAACTCGACCGCAAAGGCGGACTCGCAGAACTCAAAGCCAACAACCTCGGAGAGTTTAAGAGACTCTACAAGGAAAAATTCGGCAAGGAGTACAACGCATAATGCATAATGCATAATTAAGAATTAAACACCTTTGAACGGTATTAAACAGATTATTAAACACCCTTAAAACAGAATAATATTATGGCATTGAACAAAGAAATTTGGGTAAGCGACATTCAGGAACTTCTCTTGCCCGACAACAGTTTTGTAACCAAAGGCACCGACTACTCAGCCTTTGCAGACGCGCACACAGTGCACATTCCCGTAGAAGCGGGCAACGTAAACGTGGAGATTGACCGCTCGGTATTGCCCGGCACAGTGGGCGTAAGCAACGACGCAGAACAGGCAATCATTATGCACCACTTTACCACCGACCCGGTAAGATGCTTCCGTCCCGAAGACGTGGAACTCTCTTACGACAAGCGCAGCGTGCTCACCAAGAAGATTGCAGACAGCCTCAACAACAAGATTGCCGAGTACGCATTGGGCATTCTCGGACAGATCGGCGGCGGCGCTGTGGCATCCAACGCCAAAGTGATGGACAAACTCCGCGCCGCAGCACTCGCATTCGACAAAGGCGACTATCCCGAAGCCGACCGCTACGTGCTTTTGAGTGCCGACGCATACTCAAAACTCCTCAAAGAACTCACTGACGCGCAGACCAACGCATTCCTCCAAGTGGCGGACGCAGCCACAGGCGTAATCGGCGGCATCTTCGGGCTCAACATTATGAAACGCTCCTCAGTTGGCGAAAACATCGACTACATCGCTTGGCACAAGCGCGACTATATGTTTGCGCTCGGCGACACAGAGGTGTACACACAGGAGAACGCGCCCGAGTACTACGGCACAATCCTTTCGGCGAGTGCAAGATTCGGCGCATACGTACCCGCAAGCGAACCCGAACAGGGCGGCGAAGGCGGCAACGGCTAACAATGTGTCATTATTCTTTTATAACAGTTATTCAGAGATTCAATTAATTGCGGGGCGCGGCCGTCGTGAGACACCCGCTCCCCATTTCTTTAAAGCATTACTACAATGGAAACAACAGAAGCAGTATCGATTTTTCAAAACCTTGCCTACCCGGTGGCGGTTAGCGTGATATTGTTTATCGCAGTGGCTTGGTTTGCACGCAAGAGCGACGAGTCGGTGAAGAAAAACACCGAAGAGAACAACCGCCTGCGCGACCAGTACATCACCTACCTGCAAAACGCCAACGCCGAACTGACGAGGGCAGTAAAAGAAAACGCTACCGCCTTCAACAGGTTTTCGCAGGTGCTTGAAAGAATAGAAAACAAGATTAATGCATAATTCATAATTCATAATTAAAACATAGAATATTATGGCATTACCCAACGTAAAAATAAACTTCAAAAACGGCAGCATAGGCGGAGTGCAGCCGATGGACGACGGCGTGACACTCGCCATCATTCCCGGACTGAACCTCTCCGCTGACGTTGACTGCCTTACCTACGAAGATTTCGTGGAGAAGGGAGGCAAACAGAACGCACTTGTAAAAGCGTTCTTTACCGAGGCGGGCGGCAGAAGCCGTCTGATAGTTACAGGCAAGACAGTGTCAGAGGAAAACGCCAAGACACTGATACAAAGATTCAACGGCGACGTGCGCCACGTGGTGACAGCCGGAGAAAGGACATTGGCAGAAATCAACACCCTGCAAGCCGTGGGCGAATGGGCAGCGACAGAACTGTTCGCACCTGTGACATTCTTTGTAACAGCAGCGTCGGGCGTTAATCCCGGCACACTGAGCCTCAACCGTGTGGCAGTGGTGGACAACGTAACCGACACCGAGGCAGAAGGCGGAGTGCCGCTACTTTGGTACGTGGCAGGACACGCAGCCAAGATTCCAGTGCAGCGGTCGTTGGCAAGAGTGAAAGACGGCGCGCTCACAGCACCCGAATTTTGGTACACCGAAGGCACGGGCAACAACGCCAAACGCCGTCTTGTGACCAACCTCTACGCCGAAGGACGGCACAACAGCGGATTTATCACCGTGCGCACATTCCAAGGCAAGACAGGCTACTACATCAGCGACGACCTGATGGCAGCACCCGCCTCCGACGACTACGCACTGTTGCCCCGCCGCCGCACTATCGACAAAGCCTACCGCGTGGCATACCAGACACTCGCCAACTACATCGGCGACGAGATACCGCTCTCGTCGACAGGCCGTATGAGCGAAACCTACTGCAAGGATATGAGCAACGCAGTGGAACAGGCAATCTACAAAACAATGACAGTGTACGGCAACCTCGGCACCGACACATCAGACGCAAGCGACCGAGGCGTAAGATGCTACATCAACCCCGACCAAGACGTGGCAGCCACATCG